CAACGTGCTAAAAATGCACTTAAATATCTTGGCCCATCCCAACAAGCCCAGTTTGTACAACAAGGCGGTATGAGCCCCACTGGTGTTGCTCCAACCCCAGCCCCAGCTCCTGCAGTTCAAGCCCCCGGTGGCACCAGTCCAGTGGGCGCCGTTCCTACCCAAAAACGCGGCGGTAAAGTCAAGAAAGGTTGCAAATAATGCCATACACATCTAAAGCACAACAAGCGGCTATGTACGCTGCAGCAGCGGGTAAATCCAACATTGGCATCCCTAAGAAAGTTGGCAAAGAGTTTGTCAAAGCGGGTCCAGCTAAAAAGAACTTACCTGCTAAAGCACCCGTTAGAAAGACAGCCGGCAGAGGACGTTAATGGCCTACTCCAATACCACTGGTCAAACTCAAATCAATGTTGACCAACTAATATCCTACGCTTTCAGAGATAGTGGAAAAACCGCTGAGGAGATGACTCCTGAGCTGGTTAATGCCGCTCGTCAAGCGCTGTTCTATAACCTCATGGATCTATCCAACCGCGGTGTTAACCTGTGGCTATTGGAAAACCAACTCTATGGTGCACTAACAGCACAGCAACAACTCTATCTACCATCAACCGTGATTGATGTACGTGAGGCAAACTGGGTGTATATTATCAATTCCCAAGCCTCTGAGTACTTGCCTCTTGACAACTCCACATCACCTGCGGCGTTTGATTTAAACCTCAATACCGTAGCAACGTCTACCATTAGTGAAAACTATTTAGGTCTTGCCTATCAACAGGCACTGCCTGTGTTTTATGTCGGCTTCAATGCCTATGTAGTTGGTGGTGGTACAGTAACCTACAACTTTGCCTATGAAGTCAGTAACGATGGCGTAACTTGGACTACAGTACAGCAGTTCCCAGCGACTACACTATCAGATCGTCAGTGGCAATACTTTAATATTGGCACAACACCAAACTACAACTTTTATCGCTTGAGAGAAACTGTTGCACCAACATTCTCGGTTCGCCAGATTGTATTTTCTACATCACAACAAGTCATTCCACTGGCACGCTTAAACCGTGACGATTACTGGAATCTGCCAAACAAACAATTTCCATCGGTTCGTTCCTTGCAGTACTGGTTTGATCGTACGATTGAGCCATCGATGTATCTTTGGCCAGTGCCCAACAACGACTTCCAAATGTTCCAATTAGTTGTAGAAAAACAGATGGAAGATGTGGGCTCACTGACAAATCAGATCTATGTACCAGATCGTTGGTTGCCATCAATTCAAGCAACCCTATCACACAAACTGTCATTACAGTTGCCCGGCGTAGATATGACCCGCATTGGTTATTTAGAGCAACAGTCTGAGAAATTGTTTATGCGTGCTAGTGAGGAGGATCGTGATAAGTCTCCTATTTATTTCCAACCTAATATAAGTTACTACACAAGATGAGCGTTGTAATGACCTACGACAGCCTTGTGCTGAACGTGCAACAATTTATGGAGCGTGATGACGCTGACTTTGTTGCGCAGATACCAAACCTCATTGCCTTGGCAGAATCAAACATTGCTGCCGAGCTAAAGACTTTCTTGCAGTTAACGGTTGTGGAGACTACACTGGCAGAAAACCAAGTAGTGCTTACCAAACCAGCAAGATGGCGTAAGACGGTATCGATGAAGGTGAATGGTCAACCAATGCTCATCCGCAGCCAAGATTATGTGGCCCAGTATCAGTCTGAGTCTGATAATGGTCAGCCGCTTTACTACGCTGACTATGACTACAGCAACTGGGCGTTTGCTCCAAAGCCAGATCAAACCTATCCAGTAGAGATTATTTACTACAGTGAAATCCAGCCACTGGATGAAGTCAACCAACAAAATTTATTTACTCAAATAGCCCCACAGGCCATGTTATACGGCACACTGGTACAAGCCCAAGGCTATTTAAAAGCATTAGACAAACTGCCCGTATGGAGACAGTACTATTCTGATGCGATTGCCGCACTGAAAAAAGAAGACAACGCACGTCGTGTCGATCGCAACACTACGGTTCAGGAACCCTAATATATGTCTACATTTACCTCGCCGTTTACTGGCACCGTCGTTACTCCAACGGACGTATCCTACTATGCACTATCCTTTAGTTCCAACACTCAGCTCTATTGGCCCACTGTCGTCAATCCTACACAAGTGCCTGCTGCTAGGATTATGGATTGCGTTGCTAGTATTAGTGGCCTTACTATTCTCCTTCCCGACGCCACTCAAGGAGCTGTGGGAACGGATATCCTCTTTCGTAACCTCGGCGCTTTCTCATTCGTGGTGGAAGACGCCGCTGGTGGCGAGACTATTACAGTACCCGCTGGTCAGGCTGAGTATTTATATCTTACCGATAATTCTACTATTGGTGGTGCTTGGGGTTCAGTAGCCTTTGGTGTTGGTACATCTTACGCTGACGCAGCTGCACTACAAGGTGCTGGTTTAACCACACTTGCTGGTAAATTGGCAACTACACAAAACGTTGTCGATATTACTTCTACACCAACGATTACAGATGCAAGCCGTGCAGCAACATTAAACTGGAACGCCGGCGCCGGTACATTTACACTACCAACACCATCTAGCCTATCTAGTGGCTGGTATGTTGGCTTTAGAAATAACGGCACTGGCTCGTTAAACATCACGCCAACATCCCCAGCAACAATTAACGGCTCTGCATCAATTACAGCCAACCCTGGTGACTCTGGTTTTATCATTTTAGATTCTAATACTGGCAACTATATTACTGTTGGCTTGGCGGCACCTTCTAACGTGACGTTTACTGCGGCAACGTATGACGTGGACTCTATTATTGGTAGCACGTTTAGCTTAGTATCTTACGCACCTATTATTCAGACTTACATTGCTCAGTCTGGTACACGTTCGACCACACTAACCGTTACATTGCCAGCAATTACCCAGATCTACATCTTGGTAAACAACACAAACCAAACTGGTTATAATATTGATTTCGTAATTCAAGGCAGCTCGAATCCCCCACTGGTGCTTGCCGCTGGTGGTGTAGTGGTTGTGCTTAGTGATGGTACCAATCTGTTTGTATTGACACAAGCCTCCACTGGTTTGTTCTACGCATCTAACGGTACTGCATCACTACCAGCATACTCATTTACCAATGATACCCATACTGGTATGTACCTTGACGGTACCAGCATTTTAGGCTTATCTGCGAACTCTACAGAACTATTGCGTGTTGATAATTCCAATACATTAGCACCACTGGTAAGTACTGTAGCAAGATTTAAGGCAGCTTTAATTGACGGTGGAACGTTCTAAATGGCTGCTGATAACCAGCAACAAGACTCCTCTCAGTACACACAAATTTATTCTCTGGCTATTCCGCCAGGGATTAAACGAGATGGTACTGTCTTTCAAAACGATCAGTTTACTGACGGTGTGTGGTGTCGTTTTCAACGTGGTGATGCTAAAAAGATTGGTGGCTACCGCTCCATTTTTAACAGCTTAAATGGTATCTACCGTGGCATGGTGTCACAGCCATACAACGGTGTAAACTATATTTTCGCTGGTAACTACGAGACACTAGATGTATTTACGACTGGCTTAACATACGCCACGGGTGCTGGTCCATATAGTGCAACCATTTTACCCGGACAAGCGCAGGTATACTTTACCTCAAGCGGTTCAAACTATATTGTCGTGTCAGGCAATCAGACAACAAATATACCCGCTGGCACAAAGTTTATCTTTACTCAGAGCGGTACACCGACAGTATACACCGTAGCAACATCAGTCTACACCGCAACACCATCGCCCGGGACTACACAACTTACATTTACCACCAGCATCCCCGCCTCTCCAACCGCAACGTGGATTGCTAACAGTGCCGTGTTTACTCCAGATCCAGAAGAGGGACCATATCGTCTTAGTTGGCAGTTTGATGTGGCGTTTAACCCGATCCAAAGTGGTTTGTACATTTTAGCCCACCCTGGCTACAACTTAATTAATATTGATAATGGTGTGGCTACACAGGTGTTGGTGGGTCAGATCACTCCTAACTCATCACAGCAGTGGGCATTTAACGGCTTATCCGATAGTGGTGGATCAAGCCCAACTTATAAACCGATCAGCGTAGACGGCGGTGTCTGCGTACTACATCCGTTTGTGTTTGTCTATGGCTCTAACGGCTTTATTGCCAACAACAATGTGGCTTTAACATCGGGGTCATATGATACTCGTAACTTCTATGACTGGAATGGCCCATTTGCCAACCAAGTCAACATGTCTGGCTCTAAAGTAGTTAAGGGTCTGCCAATGCGCGGTGGCACTAACTCGCCAGCGGGTTTATTCTGGGCAACCGACTCACTCATTCGTGTCACCTTTAACTCTCAATCAACCACGGGGGTCTATTGGAACTATGACATCATTTCAAGCCAAATCTCTATCATGTCTGAAAACGCTGTGGTTGAGATGGATGGTCTTTACTTTTGGATGGGAGTTGACCGCTTTTACGTATATAATGGTACAGTCAATGTACTACCCAACGACAAAAACGTAAACTGGTTATTTGATAATATTAACTACGAATACCGCCAAAAAGTATGGGCTACTAAGATCCCTCGCTACAATGAGATTTGGTTCTTTTATCCCCGTGGCACCAACACAGAATGTACCGATGCCATTATTTATAACGTCAAAGATAAGCTATGGTACGACGCCGGTTCTGCAGTAGGGGCACAACGCTCTTGTGGTTATACAACGGAGTTGTTCCCAACACCAATCTGGGCTGATTGGAACTACAATCCTATCTATTCATCACCAGCTACAGTAATTGCACACCCAGCAAGTTTACCCGCGCCTGCGGCAAATCAAGTGTATTTGGGAGGTGATGAGACAGGCACATTTAGCCCTGGTGACTCATTAACTTTTGACACAGCAAATAGCTTTAATAATAGCTATCTTGTTACCGCCAGTCAAAACATTTACAACACCACTGTTTTACCTCCAGGTGTAACCTTGGTAACCGTATCTGAAAATTTTGACACTGTACCAACTCCGGGTAGTTTGGCTTACTATGTCACTGGCGGATATAACATTTGGCAACATGAGTTTGGTCAAAATCAAATTGGTTTAAATGGTGAAGTAGCTGTGTATTCCAGCATTACTACCAGTGATGTTAGTTGGTTAACTGGCAGCCCCTCTGGTGATAATTTAGTCGGTGTTAATCGTCGTATGCATTTGCGCCGTGTTGAGCCAAACTTCTTACAGACTGGCAATATGGCGATGACCATTTTAGGTCGTAAGTTTGCTGGAGGTCAGAGTGAAGAAGACTCTGGCCCATATTATTTTGACCAAAACACGGGAAAAATTGACCTGCGGGTTGAGCATCGTTTGGTGCGTTTAAAGTTTGAATCTAATGAACTTAACGGTAACTACGAAATGGGTCGTAACCTCATTACCGCTGAGTTTGGTGATGAACGCCCATGACCGCGCGCCAAACTCAGGCGTTTTTTCCGTTTGTACCAGATCACATGAGCTGGGAAGACTGGAACGGTAACTTAGCAATTTATTACGGGCGCGAACCGCTCATGGTTGATACCGAAGAAAATTGGCGAGAAGTAGCCCACGAAATTGGTTTACTAGCAACATTTGCAGCATACCCAGTCCCTACGCCAGATACCTTTAAGACATGGCAAGACTGGGCCATGGAATTTACGACTATTATAAACGGTCCAAGTCGTTGATTTAGGGCAAAAAAGCAGTTTTCTGCGTATTAGTGTATATAGAAGCTGAAAGAAAATTAAGTGTGTCTTTACTGGTCGATTCAAAACAGAAAAAACTGTCTCCTGAAGAAATAGTTAAGATTGCTGCCAAAGAAACTGGCGGCAAGTATACTGCCGACCAGATTAAGGCCAGTTTATCAGCTGAAGCAAATCAGATGAAAGCCTTGATGTTTCGTGAAGGTAATACAATTTTTGTAGTTCACCAAACCCCGGCTCATCCAGATATTGCAGTATTTAGGGCAATTAACGCCGATACCATACCTCGATATATGGCCAACAGCGTAATGTTTACCAAGGCCATGGGTTTAGCTGGTTTTCACGTGATGATTACACAGTTTGATAATGCATCCCTTTTAAATATTTTTAAGTTTGTCAAAAGACAAGCTCCATTTAAGGGTATGGGTTATCAAGTTGGTCGTGCTAAAAATGGTGAATACGTTGTTACTGTTAATCTTGGCGATACGAAAGCGAAGAAATAATGGGTGGCGTAGTAAGCGCAATTTCTAATGCAGTTAGTGATGTCGGTAACGCGATTGGTAATGCTGTACAAGACGTTGGTAATGCTGTTGGCAGCGCAGTTCAGTCTATTGGCCAAACATTAGAAAAAGTTGGTCAGGCCGCAGTCAATGATCCCATTGGCACGATTGCTTCTGTAGCGGCAGTTGCCACAGGACAAGCGTGGGCGTTACCGCTTATATCAGCTGCTGATACAGTGGCACACGGCGGTAATTTAGAACAAGCCGCGTTAGCGGCTGGTGAAAGTTACGCCGCTAGTTTTATTGCGTCTAATGTTACTTCGGCATTAAATGCGCCAGCATTTAATAGTCCGGCTAGTATGGCAGTACAAGA